ATCAGACACGCGTGCCATGATGACTCCCCCCAAAAACGACGACCCGTCACCGGGGCCGTGCAGGCTGCCTCGGCGACGGGTCACCGTCGCGCAGATCGGGCTGTCCAATGTCGATCGTATCAGTTCACGCGCGAAGCGTCAAGGCTTGCAGACAGCATGTAGAGCGGCTCGCACGCTGCAGCGACCTGCCAGTCCTGCGGATTCTGCTCGAGATACGTCTGTGCAGCAGCGAGCGCGCGCTCGATCGCCTCGCGACGACCTGTCGCGAGCGCGCGACGAATGAGCGCCACGACGCGTTCGCGTTCGTTCATCCTTCGCCTCCGAGATATCGAACGATCGTGAACTCCAGTTTGAGCGCCTCCTTGAGTTTCCGCAGCTCACGCATGCGTCGCTCGCGCGCTTGCCCCTGGTAACGCTCAGCGATCCACCCCTCGATCGTATTCCAGCGCAGCGATCCGTGCACAGGAGCAAGTTGCCGATAGAACTCTTCCGGTTCTTTGCGCACGAGCTCGCGTGCTTGCTCCATGATAACAGTAAGCCGATGATACGGATGTCTCTCCCAACGCCTCTCGATTTCAGCAAGCTCAGCCCATCGAAATGCTGGCGAGTCACGCACGAGGCGACGCACCACAACGCGCGCATACGCTTCAGCCCAAGCCTCTTCCTGTGCCATGGCGTTCATGGTAAATCCGTGTCGGCCCGTACCCGATGCCGCATGCAAAAGTTCGTGCACGAGGACGTGGACGCTGTACGAGTCGTCGGCGCGCACTCGCTCTGGGCTAACGACGATCGTCTGGCGTCGCGGTTCGTATACTGCGATGTATGGCCCGTCCGCCCAGGAAATCTCCCCATTCCACCCGAGGCCATGCACATCCGACCGACGAGCGATGACGCCGATGCCGATCACGCGCTCGATGTACCCGGCTATCGCGTCCGCCCGCTCGAGCAGAAGCCGACGCTCTGCAGGCAACCCGTTGCGCTCGCGGGCAAGCTCGAGGAGCCTGCGGGCAGACAAGCCCCACATGCGCTTGAGCGGCACAGCCTGGACGCTGATGCCGAACGGCGTCCGTTTCAGTTCAGCAAGACGGTCGTACGACACGAAACCACGCCGCAGAGCCTCGTGGAGCGCGGGCCCGAGGATCGCGTCGCGCACGTCGAACGGCTGCTCCCAGAACCACTGCCACCCGTCCGGCGTCGTATCGCGTGCGATCTCCCCTGTCGTCGCGTCCGTGATCGGGACGACCACACACCGGCCGTTCGGGTGGTCGTAGACAGCGCGCTCGACGTCGAACTCGCGTCCGTGCATCGCGAGGCACGCTGCGCACGTTCGACGCGACAAGGACGCAACCCATCGCCAGCGCTTGACCGTGCTCGATTGTCGGTACAGCTCGAGCGTGCCTGCTCGATACGCGCGCAGAATCTCAGTCCGCGCGATGCGCTGAGCACGGTACGCTGACGTCGCGAGCGCCTCGCGGAGGAGTTTCGCAGCTGTACGCGGGTGCCACCCAGCTGCGACTGCCGTGAGGAGCGCTCGTCGTGCGTTCGCGACTGCGCGCTCAGCCTCGTCTGCTGCGAACGCCTCACTAGCGCGCGTACGGAGTACGTCGAGCAGTGGGCTCTCGGGGTCGAGGGCTGCCGTCGCGGCAATGAACGCCTCCGGGTGGTGCGCCTGAAACGTGAGCTCGATGCCGGCGTCACGGGCATGCTGCGCAGCGAGCGTCAGCGCCTGCGGTGCGTTGCCCTTCACGACCGCATCGACCGTGCTCGCGTACTGCGCGATCGCGGTGCGCACGACATCGACGAGGCGCCGATACTCGTCGAGCTCCATGAGCGTCTTCACGTCGACCTCGACGCCCTGCTCGCGGAGCTCGCGTACGCGCGCGTCGAGTCGCTGAAACTCCGACACGATGACGTGTTCTGTCTCGCGGTACGCAGCGAGCACCGTGCGAAGCACGTTGATATCGAGCTCGCGTACCCCACGGGCGTATCGACGCGCGAGCGTGTCGAGATCTGCGCTCATCCTCACTCCTCACCGAGAATGGTGTCGAGCGCACGGAGAGTAGCTTCACCAGTGGACATATTGCGCTTTTCTCGTTCGAGCTCAGGGTCGAGCCCAAGCCGCCGGAGGATCGTATCTGTGGAGACTCCCAGCTGCTGCCAGAGTATCAGCGTCTTCGCCTCGCTCTCGGGGTCGCCGGGGATGAGTTCGGACCAGTGCAGCGTTGTCATGAGGTCATCGCCGAACCCTGCGATAGCGAGCAGCCTGCGATTGAGCTCGACGAGGAGATCACCGTACAGGCGCCGCTTCGTTTCTGTCTTTTCGATAAGTGGCTGGTACAGGATCTGCAACGCGACGCCCGAGAGCGACCCCACGCCCTCGACACGGCCAGTTGCGATCTCGGGTACGCGCGCGATCTCGTGGAATGCCTCGCGCAGGCGCAGGTAGAGCTGGATCGACGAACCGAGGTCGCTCTGCATCTCGAGGTTCCGCAGTTCTGCTTCGGGCGAGGGGAGCACGATCGTCTCGTCCACCGAAAGATCGAGTTGGTCCGCCCTGAATCCTCTGCCCCAGGTTTTGGGATGTGCGTGGTAGCGGACGATCCGCACGAGATTCGAAAGCAGGAAGTTTATCGCGTCGTTGAGGCGGAGCACGTCCTCTTCGAGATCCGACACGCCCCAATAGTCATGTGGGTTCGGCAGATTCTGGCAGTCGACGATCGGCGCGAACGCGTACGGCCAGATCATCTCCGAGACCGTGATCCAGCGATCACCCGAATAGGCCTTCTCATCACGTACGATCCAGCGTCCGCCATCAGGCAGGATCGTCTGCCTGAGCACGACCGGGCGCCCTGTTTCGGGGTCGACGGTCGGGAATTGCACGCGATATCCGAGCACCTTCTCGTGGTCATCCGGCGCCACGCTCACGACGACGGTCGCGGGATCGAGCACGACGAGACGCGGGTATGCGCGCGCACGATCGACGACAATCTTCACGAACGCATGGCCAGCGATGGCGCCGCTCAGGGCAAGTTTCTGGAGCAACGTGAGCTTCTTGTTGACTGCCCAGCACGCGTCGAGCCACGCCTCTGCATCCGTGGTCTCCCCCTCGACGAGCTCGAAGTCGACGTCCTGCCCAAAGAGGAACGAAACGCCCTTGTCGACGATGGCTCGGCACAAGTTGACCGTCACATTGTCGTCTGGTTGTCCTTGCCGTACCCGAAGCTGGCGCGGGTGTTTCCCGAGATAGTACTCCCATCGCCGTGCAATCGTTGCCGCATGTGCGATCTCCTGCGCCGCGAGCGCTTCCGCGAGTCCGAGATCGACTGGATGCGGATAGGGCCAGATAGCCATCCGTTACTCCCCTCCTGGCATGAGCCCTCTCAGTGCTGCCACGAGCCGCGCTGACCACGCCTCATGCAGCAGTGCGACGTGGACATCCCATGGCTGTGGCTCGTTGCGAGCCCACTTCAGCACGACCCGCTCGAAGACCTGATACACGTTTCCCTCGTGCTCGAACTCCTCGGTGAGGGGCCAGCCGAGGACGCGAAGCGGCAGGGTCGATTCGGTCTGCTCGAGCTGTCGCCAGAGCGAGAGGAACCCGTGCCCGACATGCCGCCCGTATGGCCCCAGCTGGATGACATCACTGCTCATGACCGGCCCTCCAGCAAGATATCGACGGACGCGCTCCCGGTACTTCTCGAACCCTTGTGCCAGGATCCGGCGCGGACACTGCTTGCCACTCCAGTGCTGATGCGGGACGATCTGCTCGAGCGGGATACTGAATGCCCGGCACAAGGCTGCCGTGAGCCGGGCCCCATGCTCTTGTGTCCGCTCCCAGTCGCTCCCTGCGTGGACACAGAGCTCGATCCCGATGGAGGATCGGTTGCCCGTGCCGTTCACTCCATCGCCCGCATGCCAGCCGTTCTCGATGAGCGGCAGGAGCTGGATAATCTCGCGGTCGTCCACGACGTAGTGGAAGCTCACCTGGCCCATCCCTCCGCCCGCGTGCACGAACCGGCGGTGCATCTCGGCGTTCGCCCCCGGCGACTCGTTCGCCGTCTCGTGGACCGTGATCCAGGTCGGGCGCATGGGATATCCGGGCCGGTTCGCGTTGCCTGCAGGGATCCACGAGATGCGGTAGGTCGCCCCGGGCACTTCCGGTTCCGCCCGTCCGCTCATGAAACGCACGACGGCGTCGATGTAGCTCGAGGGGTTGTTACCGTCACTGGCTGGGGCCCAGATCGGGATGACCTGTCCGATCGTCCACGCCTTCTGGCGCCGGTAGGTAAAGTCGGGGTCGACCAGCCGTCGTGCCAGGTCTCGGAACCCCTCCGTCCAGTTCGGGTATCGCCAGAACTGGCCACGGCCAGGGATATCCACGGGCTGGCCAACCCCCGTCCGGCTCGAGCGTGTGGCGCCCGGATTCCGGAGCTCGTGTTCCTTCACGATACCCACCGTGCCGAAGCGTGACTCATGCCAGAAGACAGCGAGTGCGAACAAAGGATCCACGCCTTGGCTGGCCACTGCTGCCCAGGCCTGCCAGGCCTCAGGAGCGGCAGGCGAGTTCCCCTCACGGAGGATGTACGCAAACGTTGCCATGCTGACACGAGGAAGGACTCCGATGACGGGCGTGTCACGAGTGACCGTCATTAGCGCACCTCCAATTTCCGTTCACGCTGACACCAACGCAGGAACAGCCACCACTCTGCCGTGCGCGAATTGATCTCGGGCACCCTCAACGGGTCGTAGTCGCTTGCTGGTGCACGGCGTGGGAGATACGCTGCGAGACAGTCAGCGAGGCGATGAGGTTCTGCGAGCGCGCGTCGTCGTTCAGTCTCGACGACGTGGCCGGTCGCGAGCACGAGGCCGATCGTGTTCTCGCGCTCGTAGTAGGCGACAACCGCGATCCCGCGATTCGCGAGGACCGCAAACAGCATCGCGAGTGTCTCGCGTGACGTCGTGCAACGCTGACTCATGCCTCACCCCCAGATGCTCGGTGCAAACTCGATGCCTCGCTCAGGCCCGACGGCCGCGAGCGCGAGTGCGAGGGCCATGACGGAGTCGGTCGTGAGTTTCTCGTCGTCCCAGGTGTAGGCTGCGAGCTCATCGACGAGCTCTCGCACGAACGGGAACGCGATCTCGCGTTTCTCGAGCGCAAGCTGCAACCGCACGATGATGTCGCGCTTCGAGCGCTGCGTGAGGACGAGCCCGCGCGCGACGTCGCTCACCTCGTCGAGCACGGCGGCACCGACCCCGGTCGCGTCGATGAGCGTCTCGTGACAGTCGTAGCGCTGGTGGATCTCTCGTATGCGCGCAGCGACGACGGGGTAGGGCGTGCGTTGGTAGCGTTCGTAGTGCACGAGCCGGTACGGACGCGTCGTCGCATCCAGCACGACGTGCACCGTCCAGTCCACATCGCGCGCAAGATCAACCCCCTGCACGTAACGACGACCAAACACAGCCGGCTCGGGTAGCGACCAGTCGGCCCGTTCGTAGGCCGTCCGGATATCGTCCCACCGGAACACCGCGGCGTCATCGTCCACATACTCCCCTTCGACCTCGCGCCGCCAGGCCGACTCGGTCATGCGATCGCGGAGCGCACGGATATAGTCGTGATCGACGTTCGGGTTTTCCCAGGTGGGGCCCTGCTGCGCATAGACAGTCGGGTCGCCGGACAACCCACGCGTCAACTCGCGGTAGACGAGCCCTCGGCGCGCACGCGGGGTCGAGATGAGGACGAGCTGGCCTCCGACGTCTGCCAGCGTCATCCGGATCACTTCGTCGATGATCCGCTCGGGCAGGTAGTCGGCCTCGTCGACGATCACCCGATGGAATTTATGGCCGCGCAGGTAAATGCCCTCGCGCGCTGTCGTCCGCACGGTAATTTCCGAGCCGGTTTTAAAACGAATGGTCGGGAACGGCGTCATGCGGACGTCGCGGACGAGCGCCCGTACGAGCGGTTCGCGCTCGGCCAGCATCGTCACGATGTCGAACGACAACCTCGCCTGATCGAGCGTGACGGAGACGATCCCCTGGCGGGTCTTCGGGCGCGTGAGCGCGTACCAGAGCGCCTGTACCGCTGCGACCTCGCTCTTTCCCCAGCGGCGGCCAGTGACGAGCACGTGGGTCGCGCGCCATGGGGCAGTCAGCCAGCGTCGTTGCCCCTCATGCGGCGACCAGCCGAGCCAACGACGACAGAACGTGAGCGGGTCCCGCGCATCGCGGGCCGCCTCAGTGAGGATCGCGATCGTACGGTCACGGACTAGCGCCAACATCCCCCTCACCCTCACGGCGCGCCAGGTACTGGGCGAGCAGCTCACCGATGTCGACCTCGTGCCGTATCGTGTCGAGCCCGAGCAGCTTCATGCGCGTCTGAATGAGCGAGCACAGTCGATCGATCGCCCAGCCCTTGCCGGCACAGACGGCATCCCAGATCGCGGCGATCGCCTGGTCCGTGCGCGCGAGATCTTCGACGAGACGCGACTCGAATGCTCGTAGTCGACGCTCCGCCCACTCCTGGCGTACGCGTTGCATGTAGTTGTGCGCGGTGCTGTGGTGGACACCGAGCTCGCGGGCGAGTGCCCGCACCGAGATGCCCGGGCGAGCGAGCATGAGCTCGGCGGTGCGCGTCAGCCTCCACTCAATTACGTGATTCTGTCTGCGCATGTCTGACCTCATTGTGTCTGATCATCGCGCGCACCCGTTCGCCGTCGAAAACCGCGCCGCAACGCCAACATTGCAATGCCTGGACACCATCGACGGTCATGATGATCAGGCGCTGCCGGTGACGGACAACGATCGTTTCGGAACTGTACTCACCGAGCGTCGCCCCACACCGCGTGCAACTGATCCTCATCGCGCCTCCAAAAGAATGAGCCGCCTGGTTACGACCAGGCGGCTCAGCGCCGAACGCTTGTGTCACTCGAGAGTATAGCGTGATCGTTGTCTGTTCTCCATGACATTTTGACCGTGACAACCTCGTTCCCCGGGTCGACGCGCTTCGTCGCTTCGATCCGGACGACGTATGCGTCATCGAAGCCGCAACACCTGGACAAC